GTATATAGTGAATCAGAATATGTACCCCTTAAAATTTCTAAGGCTTTAGAAGATTTAAAGGCTTCAGCCTTTGTAGATGAAATTGAAATATTTGATGTTTTAGACAATTTAAAATTAACCGAAAAAGAAAAAAGATATATAGAATTAAGATTTGAAGATTTAACAATGACAGAAATTAGTGAAGATTTAGAAGAATCTGCTTATAGAGTAAGAAATAAAATTAGAAAGAAATTTGAATGTTTATATAAGGAGAAAGTTGAAAATGCCCCTTAAAAAAAGAAGAGGAAGTGGTGGATTCTATAAAAAAGAAGTAATAGAGAATCTACAAGAAGGGAGATATATTATTATAGGTCGTAATAAAAAAACAAATAAAACTTGGGAAGAAGAAAAATATACAAATTTTAAATTAGCAAAGAGATATGTTGACAACAATACAAAAGATGATATAGAATATTATGTATATTTAGAAAACAATAGTAATAGAATAGTATACCCAATAGGATAACAATGGAAAATAATGAGTTTATAGAATCAGGTTTAATTTTTAACCTAAACAGTAAAGTAGCTTTAAGAAAATTTAAATATTCTTCTTCAGATTTCGCCAAACATGGCAAACCATTTAAATGGGTAAATGATTATGTAGATCAAAATGGGGAATTTCCCCCCCACTCTTTGTTACAAGAGAATTTTCCAGAACTTAATCCGGAAGCTGCAGACAATAATTTAGATTATTTAATCCAAGTTTTTAAGAACCAAGTCACTTTTAGAGGGGCTGTTAGAGCCTTCCAAAACAATAAAGAGTTATTACAAGAAAATCCTAAAAAAGCTATATCTCAAATAAGTTCTTTATTAGATGATGTTATAATTCATGGAGACGAGGATATAGTAGAGTATGATAAAGGTAGTGATGAAAGATTTAAAAGCTGGATTAAAAGAAAAGAGGAGAGGGAGAACACTAAAGATGGTCTAAGAGGGATTAAAACACCTTTTAGTGTCCTTAATAACATGGGAGTTGGGTGGTTACCCGGCGAATTAATAGCTTTTTATGCTCGACCAACTATAGGAAAGACTTGGATGTGTGTAGATATAGCAGCTACAGCAGTTAAAGAAGGAGTTAAAACTCTATTAGTATCTACTGAAATGCCTGTAGAAGCTATAAGTTTAAGATTAGATGTTGTATTAGCACAAAAAATGGGATATGAATTTTCCCATACAAGTTTAAGAACAGGAAGGGAGATAGATGAGGATAAATATAAAGAATTTTTAGAGAAATCAAATGGTAAAAAACTGTTAATATGTGATCATATAGAAGGAGAGTCGAGTATTTCATTAGAAGGAATAGCTACTTTAATTAGAAAATATAATCCGGAATTAGTGGTTTTAGATGGTGTATATTTAGTAACTACTAAAAGTGGAAGTAACAGACAGATGTGGGAACAATCACATTCGTTATTTTATGGACTTAAAAACCTTTCATTATCTTTTAATATACCAATAGTTGTTTCTACTCAAGCTACTAGAGAGGCTTCAGATACTTCAGAATTTCCTACTCCAACTGCAGTAGCTTTTGGCGATGCATTAATTAGAGCTGCAGATGTGGTCATTGCAATGAGAAAACCAGAAACCGATAAATCAGAAATTTCTCTAGAGACTTATGATAATAGAAAGATATACAGACTTATAGATAGACAAAGAGATATTAAATTTCAAAAATATAGAGATGGAGATTTACCTGTTTATCAATTCAGTTTAAAATGGGATGTTGATAAAGGTTTAATTAGAGAGTATAATATAGATGAGAGAGATTATTAATAAAAGAAAAGTTAAAGGAGTAAATATGCTTAGAATGATTTTTAAGTACAGAAGTATTCTTCCAGAACTCTTAGATTTAGTAGAAGTATCAGTTGCGAGTGTGCAAGATGGTAAAATTTCTTCTAAAGAAAGAAGTGCTTTGATGAAGAAGTTTTGGGCTTTAGTAAAAGCTTTAGAAAATACTAATAAGAAATAAGTAAATGGCAGATTGGACATCAACATTATTAAATATAGGAATAAATGTTCCCTTAGATAGAGATCAATTTTCAATCCTATGCCCTTTTCATGACGATCAAAGGTCTTCTTGTTCTATTAATGTAGAAAAAGAAGCTTGGATTTGTTTCGCAGGTTGTGGATCAGGTTCATTAAAAGCTTTCGCAGAGAAATTGGGACATGATGTTGACGTTGAGTATGACGTAAATTTATTTGACGAGTTCTATGAACCTGAAGAAGAAGGTGAATTACAAGAAGTTACTCTACCTGACGATTTTGTATCGAAATCTTATCCAAATTGGATATTTGACAGGGGGTTTGACGAAGAAACCTTATTCAAATGGGGATGTGGAACCAATAAATATAATGATTTACTCATACCTATATATGATGATAGAACTAGATTAGTAGGTTGGGTTACTAGAAGGGTTAACGCAACTCCCAAGTATCTATATTCATATGGGTTAAAGAAATCTTTAGTTTTATTTGGTTCAAATAGACTTAAAAGTACTGATTATGTTTGTATTACCGAAGGTATCTTAGATGCTATGTGGTTAGACAAACATGGACATCCTTCAGTAGCTATATTAGGAGCTCATTTATCTAGAAAGCAGGCAGAATTATTAATAAAACTGCCTACACAAGAACTAGTTCTTTGTTTAGATAGTGATGAAACAGGTAAAAAAGCTACTGATTATGCATTGACAACACTTTCTGAGGATGTTATAGTATCATTAATAGATTTACCAAAGCAATTTAAAGATGTTCAAGAAATAAAAAACAAAGTAACATTAAATACAATTATTAATAAAAGAAATTTTTGGTAAAAATAGGAGAAAAATATGAGTGGAATAGCACGAATACAATCAAGAATACAAGAAAGATTACAAACCCAAAATATAGACACAAATGAATTCCTTTTAAGAGATGGAGATCAAATTTTCCTTTCTGCAGCAGGAGATGGTAAAGAAGGAGACCCTTTCGTTTCTGAAATATCAATGATAACTTGGAGAGAAGGTAATAGATTCAGAAATGTTTTAGTAACAGAAGACGATGATGTAGATAAGATGAAAACTGCTTTAAATATACCTGAAGACTCTAGAGTTCAAAAGAAGTTTGCAATGTGGACATACATATATGAAGCCTTGCATGTGGAAAAGAGAATAGAGAGTTGGACTTCATTAGAAGGCCCTAGTGGTAAAACACTATATAAAGAAGAAGTTAATGATTTTAGAATACTATCTTTACCTTTTGGAAGAGGTGGATATCTTTGGAATCAATTAGTAGATATCTTTGAAGAGTGGGGAAGCCTTAATAAAGGTGTAATCCGAATAAAAAGAACAGGAGCTGGATTAGAAACTACTTATAATATAGCAACTTCTACTAGAGAACTTACTAATCCAAATAAAGATACTTCTGAATTAGTATCTATAGAGGAATATTTTAAAAATAGATATTCTGCAAACATTGAAACTGATTCTTCAGATAAAAAATCTGTGGATATAAACCTATTTGAATGATAGTAAATACAGAAAATTATCAAGAAGTTATTGATAAGATTCTCCCAAAGAAATCATGGATAGTAGATGTCGAAACTAATGGTTTAGACCCTTTTCACATAAATCAATTATGTGGAATTGGAATAGGAACAGATGAAGGAGAAACCTATTACTTTCCCTTTAGACATCAACAGGGTGGTAATCTAGTCTCTACGAAATATTTAAAACCTTTAATGGAGATTATGAGTCAGAGAGAGACTCTAATCGGATATAACATTAAATTTGATTTAAAATTTCTAGAAATAGAGGGATTAGACATTACCAATATAAAACTAGTTGATGTCTTAGTAATGGTACGTTTAACTGAACCTACTACTATTCGTGATTTAGATTTAACTTCTACAATATCTAGAAGTTATGGGGAAAAAGCAGCTTCATATGACATAGAAACTAAGAAAATTTTAAGAGCAAACAAATGGCACAAAGACTTTTCCTTAACTCCTGTAGACATATTAGGAGAATATTGTGAGCAAGACGTGAAATGGACTGCTAAACTATATGAAGATAGGATGGTAGATATAAAAGAAACTGATCAAACAGCTTTATTTGAATTACAATGTGAATTAACTAATGTTTTAAATCATATGGAAAAAACAGGTATACCAATTGATTTAGATTATGCAAAAGAATTAATAGAAAAATTAGAAGCTAGAAAACAGGAAGTAGAAAAACAGGTTAAAAAACTTTTAAATAATACAGAAATAAATATTGGAAGTACTAAACAATTAGGAGAAGCTTTTAATGAGTTAGGGATTAAATCCCCTGTAAAAACCCCTAAAGGAAAGCAATCTTGGAGTGAAGAAGCTTTGGCTAGGATAAATAATCCAATTGCTGGTTTAGTTAGACAGTATAGAACTTTGGAAAAATTAAGGAGTACTTATGTAGAATCTTTAATAGACCCTTATGAAATACCTATTTTACATTCTTCCTTTTGTAATTGGGGAACTTTAACAGGCAGACTGTCCTCTAGAGACCCTAATTTACAAAATGTCCCTAGAAATCACTTTAAACTATCTAATAGAAAATTTGATATTGAGGAAAGACAAGATATTATAAAAAGAATAAATGCTTCTTTAACTTCTAAAGGGGGAGAACCTATTGAAAATTTAGATGACGAAGTGTTAGATACATGGGGTTTTATAGGAGATGAATCTTTCGATGAAACCGATATGAAAGAGATATCTATTAGGAGACTATTTATTCCTAGAAAAGACCACACTTTAATTTCTTTTGATTATTCTCAAATGGAAGTAAGAGTATTTTTAAGTTATTTAAAAAGTCCAAAGTTTAATGCCCTATTAAAGAAAGGGAATTTAGATTTTCATTCAGAAGCAGCTACATTAGCTTTTAATGTATCAGAAAATCATCCAGATTTTAAAGCTTATAGGCAGGCTGCAAAAGCTATTACCTTTGGAATTATATATGGAATAGGAAATAAAAAATTAGCTATTCAATTAGGAACCACAGTAGAAAAAGCTAAAAAATATAAACAAGATTACTTTAGAAATATTGAAGGATCAAGAGAATTTATTAGGGGAGTAATGCAAGCAGTTTTTGATAGAGGATATTTATACAATAAATATAAAAGGTTTTATGCTATCGAATCAAAATATGCATACAAAGGAGTAAATTATCTAGTTCAAGGTACTAGTGCTGATATTTTAAATGAAAGAATGGTAGAAGTACATAAATATTTACAAGATAAGCAAAGTAATATGTTATTACAAGTACATGATGAAATTATTTGTGAAATCCATAACGATGAATTACATAATGTAACATATGAAATTAAGAATTTATTAGAAGCCAATACTTTAGATATACCATTGAAAGTTGATGTTGAAGTTTGTGAGCCTTCTTGGGCTTCAAAACGAGAAGTTTCGTTTGTAGAACAGAATGGATTTCATTGGGTAATTGGGGGGAAATTGGAAGCTCCTCCTGTAGAAGAAGCTAAAGTTGAAGACCATATCGATTGGGATACAGTAGAGGTTTAAGTATGATAGAATTACCTTTTACAAAAGAAATGCAATTAAGAGCAGAAAAACGTCTCAAAGAAATAAAGAAAAATTCTTTCAATGGTGGAGGACATTTTTTAAGTAATAGTATTCTTACTGAGGGGGAAAGTTATATAGGATTGTTAGTTGAAGAAGCCTTTATAAATTATTTTCCAGAAAGTAAATTGGTTGACCAAACAAGTGAACAAAGATTTGATTATGATATTATATTTAGAAGTAAAAGATGTGAACTTAAAACTGTAAGGAGAACAGTTAAACCTTACCCACATTATGCTTGTTCCGTAAATGCGTATACAAGTAAATTTCAACAACCAGATATGTATATATTTTCTAGTGTAGAATATAAGGGGGAAACCCCAAAAACTATCACGTTAGTAGGGTGGATATCTAGAGAAGATTTTTATAAGAAAGCTAAGTTTTTAAAAGCAGGCACTAGAGATTTTAATAATATAGTAAAAAAAGATAAATATAATGTTTTAATATCACAATTAGATGATATAATTATAAATAAAAAAACCAATGATGGTATAGATTGGGATTAAATTCAAGGAGAAGAAATGGCAAAGATAGATGTACACTTAGGGTTCACATTCAGAGTTGGGGATGTAAACAGTAATCAATATAGTAGAGTCGATGTTACAATCGGTGATGTTGATAGTGATTTACCTATAGAAG